GTAAAGTCGATAATGTTTTCTTGTGATATACCCAACTGACCGCCCGCCGCCGCAAGTTCGTTTAGTTCAGTCGTTGTTTGTGGTATCGCGCCCCTGCCGTCAATACCTGTTGTTGACAAATCAATAATGCCTTGCTTTATTTTTGATAACTGTTCCGGTGTAGCGTCAACCGTCTTTTTAACTCCGGCAAAACTATCCTCAAAATCTATTGCAAACTTCGCACTTGCGACACCGCCTGCGGCAAGAGCCGTTGATGCGTATTGTATCGGTTTTGTTATCGTGTCAATATTTTCGCCGACTTCTTTTATACCTTTTCCGGTATCTTTAAGCTGACTTGCAAGACCTTGATATGCACTTGTGCTTTCTCTTACACCTTTCACACCTTTTGTATTGCTTTGTGTTCGTTCCAATTCTTCGAGTTGTTGCGATACACCGCTTATTGTTGCCTCTAAATCCGACGCATCACCTCTTATTCTTACTACTAATTCCGCCGCGTCAGCCACTACAAATCACCTCACTACATTCCATAAAACATTTTTAAATACGGGTCGTTTCCTGTATAGACCTCTTCCGTATCATCTTCCAAATCGTCTATCATTTTAAACAAAACAAACGGATTTTGCTTTGATATTACATTCGGCAATAACCCTCTTTGCCTAAACCAATCTGCGTACAAAGTACGCAGTGGTTGGCTTTTTGAGGAATTACTGCCCTTTACTCGTTTTTTGTTGTCAACGCGTCTATATAGAATTTCCATAATTCAATACATAGTCTTGAATGTGTGCCTACATCAATGGCATCAATAATATCCTGCGTTGCGTCCGTTCCCTCGAACATATAGTCCACCGCCTCTCGGCAGATATTTAACGGTCCGTTTTTATTTTCATCGTTATGTGCGTCATTAATAATACACATTGCCTCAAAGTCGAACGGCTTTGAAACGTATTTTTTATTATCGTGTTTAAATGTTAATGTGTGTTGCATAATATTCCTCCTAATTCATTGCATACAAAAAGCACGCTATATGCGTGCTTGACATACATTTTTTATTGTGTTATAATTTAGATATAAGAGGAACGGTAAACAGCCGTTTCTAATACATTAGTTTATATTTAGTGTAGAAAATATTTTCTACCCAAATAACCGTCCTATTGCGTTAGGGCGGTTATTTCTTTAATATCCATACAATAAGCAAAATCAATACAAGTTGTATTGTGGTTTCACTCATAATATTTCCTTTCCGAAACAGAGCCGCCACCGCTCTCCATATATCAAGGCTTTTCAGCCTATTTTTATTCTACACTATACCTCATATAATGTCAAATTACGTTTATTTTACAGTGCTTTCTTTACAGGATAGTAGTTCATATCCTTAAACCAGTTTTCTTCAAGTTCTGTCTTTGTAACGCCCTCCGGCAAATCGCTTTCGTCAAAGTATGCGTAATAGTTGTTGTCAAAATCACGTTGTACGGCTGTGTATGTAGCCTTTGCGGTTTGCTTTTCAGGCGCACCGCTTGACGCTTTTGTTTTGCCGCCTACGTTTGACGCAAAGCTGTACGAACCCTTGTAATATCTTACATAACGGTATGAGCCGTCGGATTTCATAATTCTCCACGCAACACCGAAATAAACGGTTTTTGTATCGTTGCCAACCTCTACTACACCGTCTTTTTGTGTCAGTCCACGCCACATTGCATCAACCTCCGGCGGAATATCCGCATTTGTGATGTCGTGACCTAATTTTTCGATATAATTTGATGTTTCATACGCACCATTATCGGCGTCAAAAACATCACTGCCGCCTGTGTCCGTCGGTGATACTTCAACCGTACCTTTTAAATTGTACGCCTCGCCGTATGTTGTACCCTCTGCATTATCTGTTGTCACTGCAAAAAATGTGTATCTGTCCACACCTATTGTAGGTAGTGGTTTTCTTTTCTCTGTATTTGCCATAAATCAATCATTCCTTTCTACTACTTTTACAAATCTCATTGTTTTGTGTTTTATACTTGTGTCGGGATTCGGTACGTCCATTGTCATTTCGTGATAATATTCATTATCCGTAAGCAATTTATATACTTTCTCCGACAATTCAAAACACGTTTGCGGATAATCGGCGTAAATATCAATCTGAACAGTCGTATCATTCGTAACGACCGTATTGTCATATGACATTGAGCCTTTGTCCGTTAGCGTGTAATATGCTATTGCGGGCAATTTATTAAAATTATCGGGATATGCAAAACATACACTTACACCGTCTATTTGCTTTAAAATGTCCCGCAATTCCAAACCAATATCAAACACCGTATAACCCTCCCTACGCTAACACAAACACTTCGTATTTGCTCGCTATAACTCGTTTCACGAGTTATACACCTCCTTAAACTTAGCGATTATCTCGCTGATGTTATTTTTCAGTGCAGGTACGAGGAACGGCTGTGGTGCTTGCCCCGACGTTGTGTAAAATCGACCGCCACTGTAATACGTCCAGTGTCTTTTTGACGTATGCGAAACAGATTTGTCGCCCTTTGAGCCTGTGCCGAATTCGACATAAATACCGTAATCGGCAGTCGGACCGATTGCAACGCTGTCACCGTCCACTTGGCTTACGATACTGCCCTTTAAACGTCCTGTTGCAACAGGACAGTTTGCCACTGCGTGCGCTCTTACGACTTCACCCGCCATTGCCAAACCTCGCTGTATTTTATCGCCCGACGCATACTGTGTCAGCTTGTCAACAACGTCGTCTATCCCCTCGATTGAAAAATTCATTTCAGCCTACTCCTTTCGAGCATTGCTACCAAACCGCTGTCCCATTTCTGCACATATGTTATATCATATATGTCGCCGTCATATTCAACCTTACTGCCGACCTTTACACCGTTCGACATATCACAGAACATACGCATTTGACATTCTATATCCAAACCGTATTGCTCTCTTGCTCTGCCACCGCTGTACGGTTGTACATCGGCTTTGATTTCGGACAATACAGTCTTTTCGGTTTTACCTGTATAGTCGTCAATTTCGTATTCTGCGATTATAACAGTCTTATCGTAAAAATCACTGAATACTGATGTCACTCGGAACACGCCCCTTTCGTTTACGGAACGGGTCAAGACGTTTATAATAGTTGCTGAAAATCTTGTCATTGTCGGTTTCGGCATATGTGACGGAACGTTCGCCCTCACTTCTGCTCTTGACTATTTCGGGACTTTTACTGTCCCCGTAACCTTTCGCCCTGTACATATCTGCCGCAATCTTCGGAACAAGGCTTTCAAGCTGACGTGGCAGTACATCAATATGACAGTACGACATAATCATATTAATTGTGTCGTTAATCAAAAAGGACAACAAGCTGTCTTGCTCGTCGTCCTTTATTCCCAACAACATTTTTAGTGTCCCCAACTGTTCCATATTATTCACCGCTTACAACGTCGGCACTGCCCGACTTTCTCGCTTTGCCGTCTGCGGTAACTTCCGCAACTGTAATCTTGTGACCGTTTGTCGCAGTGATTTCGTCACCGTTGTTAAACTCTGTCCACTTCGACAAATCGTCGTCATACGCAACACTTGGAGCGGTGCTTGCGGCAGTCTTGTAAACCAACTTGTGACCGCCGATAGGCTTTGGCGATACTGTAATAACAGTGTTGCCTGTTGTTCCTGCAACCGATTCAACTGTCAATTCGCCAAGTGTCGGAACACCGTTCTTAAATGCGGCAAATGCGTCGTCCTTAACCACAAGGAAACCTAAACGCATAGTAGCTTTGATTGCAACCATATCCTGCTCCGCAAGTGATAGCGGTTTACCGTCACTGTCAAGAGTGCCTTGAAGTGTAGCCTCCGTCAAGATTTCATAGTTGATACCTGCACGCATACCGACAACGGCATACTTAAAGTTACCTGTGATAATATCGGCACGTTTGTTGTCCCACGCACCGTTGCGCACAAATTCGATAGGCTGACCGTACAGCTCACCGCCTGTTGTACCGTTGACATATGCAGGTGCGCCGTTTGCGTCACGCAATTTTCTCAGCATATTCTTAACACCAATACGACCGATAAATCCCGACGGGTCATAGCCGTTTTCTTCAATCATCGACATTGCGTCAGACATAGCAATATCAATATTTGCGTTGTCTGTAACAACCATATGCTTGCTGTCTATAGCGTTCATAATGTTTGTCTTGAACGGCGAATTTGTACCGAAAATGCACGCCGCGTCAATCGCTCTGTAGAATGCCTCTGCGATTTCCGGCTTTAGTTCCTCAAATACGCTGATAGTTGTATCTTCCAACTTTTCCTTTGTTACCGGAATAATAACGGCTAACTTCTTAGCCTCGATTTCAGGGTGAATCCAAGTAGCACCGCTTGTCTTAATTCTTTCACCCTCACCGACCCAGTAAGCACCCGGACCGTCTGTAAGTACGTTAAACTTTTTCTTCTCGTGTTTCATTTCCTCGACTTTCGCCATTCTTAAAACACTTGAACCCCTTGTCACCATTTTGATGATTTCTGTTGCTTGCTCGACAGGCACAAAGCCTGTCAATTCATTTTTTAAATAACCCATTTATTTCACTCCTATCTTTGATTTTCTCTGATTATGTCCATAAAACTGCCTGTGTTGTGACCGCCACTGCCACCGTTTAAATTCGGTGTTTTGCCCTTTAAACGCTCGGTAACACCTGCTTGTACATCTTTGTCATAGCTTTCTTTTATCTTGTCAATAACCGCCTTTGTGCTATCCTTATCCTCTGCCACAATATACTTTGCAATCTCGGCAGACAGTCCGACTTTGGCAAGTTCTGTTTCGGCATATGCAACGATTTTTTCACGTTCAAACTCTGCCTTTGCCTTTTCAAATTCTTCCCTTTCCTTGTCGTCGTCCTCTTTTTTTCTTTGGTCGGCTGTAAGCTTGGCTTTTCTCATGCCCTCTTCTTCAGCGTCCTTTAGCTTTTGCTCAAGGTCCTTTTCCCACTCTGATTTTGCCTTAGCTATTGCTTCATCAATCGCCTTTTGATTGTCGCCGTCTTTTTGTTCGGTTGACTTCTGCTCTGTGGACTTCTCTTGCTCTTGTTTTTCTGTTTGCTCTGCTGTATCTGCCATTCAAATCATTCCTTTCTGAAAAATTGTATAAAAATAAGACGTATAACCCCACGTCTAACAGGGAGATAATCGGATCACCATTCCTTTCTTCTATGTGTATGTTGTGCCTACTCTCACACTATCACCGCCTTTCAGTGTATCAAAAAAGCACGTCCGAAAACGTGCTTTAGCTATTATGTTTTGTTTGACTGTATATATCGTCATAAAGAAGTTGTAACTTGTAACCCAAATCGCTTAAATAATCTTGATTCACCATACCGAAATGTATAATAGCATAATCGGCAGCGTCAATAAAATCATCTATTGCATTTTCGTTTACTACAATGCTGTTAGTTGTATTTTTAAACTTAATCCCGTCTTTATTTCCTTCATAGACTTTCGTAATATATTTTTTACAAAGTTCGTATTTTTCAGTATCTAACTTGTAAATCATGCTTGTTATATACCTCCTTATCTCGGATTGGTCTGTATTAAATTTCCGTTGTCCTTATTTACCGAAACAACACAGTTATCGCCAAAATACCTTAAACAATCTTTTCTGTGTTTTGTCGTTCCGTTTAAAAGAGCGGTTTTTATATCTTCTATTTCAACGCCGTTACGTGCTTTATGTGTTTTAGGGTCTTCACCCGTTCCGAATACACGTTCAATAAAATG